ACCATAAATAAAGATTTGCACACTGGTCTGAAGAGTGTATATCGCAACGGTAAAGCTTCTTCCTATGTTACAGGACTAAACATGGAAATCCACGCAGAACAGATACTTGATTATATTAAGTATCATGACTTTGTACTTGACTACGATGTTGTTGCTTGGGAAGAAAAAATGAGTAGACAACTGTTACGATTGGTTGCGAAAGCTAAAACCAATATGATTAACAGCGCTTATCGATCGAGAGGTGAAACACCCCCTCCAAGAATATATGATATATTCATGTCCCAGATTGATGACTTTGTTTATTCAAATGTCGTATATGAAGATACAATACGACCCCGATTTTCAGGAATGCTGAGTGGCTGGCCTGGAACATTAGTTGATAATACATCAGCACACATTATGATAATTGCTTTGATCATGCGTCGTTGTTTGTTAGCAAAAGGTTTGAATTACCTTGCTAATCCTATTTGGATTAGAAACAATATACGTATGATTGCAGCAGCTGATGATGTTTTATTAGCTCTGAGCCCACTCGCGAGAAACCATATAACAACCCAAGATATCGTTGACGGTTACAAGACACTGACTTATGACTTAACGGCACCCGATAAATCACCAAATATATCTGCCAAGACCATCTGGGAAACTGAGTTTCTCAAGCACACGTTTTACGAAGACGACGAAGGTGTTAAGACTAAAATCATGGAAAAAGTAATTTATCAATTACTAGCTTACGTTCGGTCTGACACTAAGTTGCCCTATTTTGAACAGTTATCTGTAAACATTGCTAATGCCTTAAGATTTGCTTATTGGCATGGACGTGAATTCTATGAGAGTTTACGTGACAGAATCAATCATGATTTTGCTAATGATGGATACTCCAACTGTTTGACTTATGACGATATGCGTGCGCAAATAGAACACTATCATGAGATCGATGAGTACGAATACAAACACGGCTCGTTAGAAGAAGATGGTGTTCTGGTGGATTAAAAATTCATTTTATTTTTTCTTTATTATTTTATGCATTCTTGTTTTTGATTAGTTTTTTCGTTTGCTTGTTTCGAAATTAAATTAATAAAGTTTTTGTTTTTATTTCATCACAAATTTTATGTGGTAACATTCTTTACCCACGTTGGTGGTAGATATTGGATTCACCCCGTTTTATTATATTCTACTATAGTAGACCCTGATTTTAATGGACCCTACTCTGACCCCAACGCGATTTCATCTTATTATTATTATTTATAAGACCTATGTGTTTCGAAACCACATAGGCGATATTTTAATTTTTATTACGTTTTTTAAAAGTGGTAAGACACTTTTCTGCCCTTATGGCTTTAAACGTTTCTTATTTATTATTTTATTCATAT